CGCCTAGCAAAACTATTAGACGTAACCGTCGGTGCTACCTACAGCCAAGTAAGTGCTTTAAACGCTCAGGCTTCAGCTTTGGAAAAATTAGGGGTAATAACTGCCGGCAGCATTACCCAGGTGCAGTCACAGCTAGCAACTTTTAACCTGCAAGTCTCTACTATAAAAGCGCTTACGCCGGCAATCCTTGATTATGTAACAGCCGAAAAGGGTGCAACGGCATCCGCATCCGATTTCAAATCAATGACTAATGGGCTTGCGCAAGCCTTAAATGGCAATTTTGCTTCATTAACCAAAACAGGTTTTGTGCTCGATGACGTAACAAAAGATTTAATAAAAAACGGTACTGAGGCTGAGCGAGCTGCCGCCCTGGTAAAAGTCCTTGACTCAACGTACAAAGGTTTTAATGCCAGCCTGCGCCAAACTACAAGCGGTCAGATAATTGCTTTAAAAAATGCCGCTGAGGATGCGCAGACAGTAATAGGCGGCAGCTTGCTGCAATCGCTAGAGGCTATAGGCGGCGGTGAAGCGCAAGACGGTATAGAAAAAACAGTTACTTTAATGGGTCTGCTCGCTACAGCGGCAGCTAAATTTAATGTAAGTTTTGGAACGGGTCTCGGCCAGGGTTTAGCGTTATTGCGTGGTGACTTAGCTACTTTTAGGGCGCTAGGTATAGAAGCTCAAAAGATACCAGCCCAAAGAGCCCAATTTAGTCCGACCTCAATGTATTTTACATCTGAGACGGCTGAGCGTGCGCTTATGGTAGCCACACTAAAAAAGCAAAACAGAACAGAAAAAGAAAAACAAAAATTAGCAGCTACCGAATTAGCAGCAAAAAAGAAGCAATCAGAGCTCGATGAGCTAAAGAAAAAATTTGACGTAGAGCGCATAAACCTGCAAACCGCGCTAGCCAATTCGACCGATGAAGCAGAAAAGGCACGCATCCGCAGCTTGCTTACCATTATGGATGAGGATGAAAACGCAGCTGCTAAGCGCTTGGCGCAATTAGATGCCGCTAATTTGCTAAAAATGAAGGCAGACTTAGAAGCTACTGCATCTATAAACAAGCTAGCCGAGGCCGCAAGATCGGCAGCGCTAGGCCTAGGCGGCATGACTATAGGCGGCGTGCCAGCTGCTCAATTTATGGCTACAGCTATAAGCCCGGAAGGTGTAGCCAACGAGGCGTTATCTAACGCTGTACTGATCGAGTCAGCCTTAGCGCTTATGGAAGCTGAGGCGGCCCTGGCAAGTGTTACAGGCGGTTCAGGGGGCATAGGTGCTATTGGCGATACTTATAACAACTTTACAATCAACACGCCGCTAGGCACAGAGGATGCTTTGACTGAGGCTATGCAGCGAGCGCTACAAAATCTAAACCGCTACGGGTCGAGCACAACATTTGCCGGCGCATTACAGGTATTGCCATAATGCCAGTTCCTACGGTAAATGCGTTTATAAATTTTGGTACAGGGCCAAGTTTTGCACAGGCCATGATTTTGGGCCAAGGCATACTAGGTACTAACATTTTGGCAGATAACGCAGCGCTAATCGTTGACGTATCTAACCAAGTCGATGGAATAACTACCCGGCGAGGTCGTAACGCTGAGGCTGACCAATTTCAAACTGGGGTATGTACCCTGCGCATAGTCGATCAAAACGGAGACTTTAACCCGCAAAATTTATCCTCACCGTACGCAGGCCTGCTTGATCCGATGCGCAAGCTACAAATATCGGCTACTCACCTAGGTATTACTTACCCTATATTTGAAGGCTTTATAACAAGCTACGACACGATAACCCCGCAAGAAGCAGGGGTCGATTTGGTTTACACAACTATTACAGCTGTAGATGCTTTTAGACTTTTACAAAATGCTCAAATAACTACCGTGGCTGGCACGTCGGCTGGCCAATTAAGCGGCGCACGTATCAATGATTTGCTTGATGCCGTGTCCTGGCCTTCATCCATGCGCGACGTAGACCCTGGACAAACGACCATGCAGGCCGACCCTGGCACACAGCGCACGGCGCTAGCAGCTTGCCAGACGGTATCTACTAGCGAGTACGGAGCGTTTTATGTAAATGCGGCTGGTTCATTTGTATTTCAAGATCGAGCACTAACATCTAGCAGCATAGGTGGCACGCCTACAGTCTTTACCGATACCGGCGGCGATATTCGCTACTTTGATGCTAACTGGGTACTAAATGACGTGCTTATTTATAACCAAGCTAACATTACTAGACTTAATGGAACGATGCAGCAAACTAGCAACGCGGCCAGCATAGACAAGTATTTTTTACACAGCTACACACAGAGCAATTTACTTATGGAAACCGATGCGGTAGCCCTGCAATATGGGCAGGCATACGTGGCCAGCCGTGCCGAGACAAGCGTGCGGTGTGACTCACTTACCCTTGACCTTTACACAGAAAACTATGACTCAGGAATAGTAGCTGCCCTAGACCTAGATTTCTTTGATCCTATAACCGTGACTACTACTCAGCCAGGATCATCCAGCCTAGTGAAAACCCTGCAAATATTTGGCGTGGCTATGACTATAAAACCTAACCAATGGCGGGTAAAATTTACAACGCTAGAGCCTATTATCGATGCGTTCATACTCAATTCTACGGAATACGGCGTATTAGGAACTAACACGCTTTCATACTAAGGAGATATAAATGCCCATTTCAGGTTTTCCAACCGTCACCGGTGACGTGCTCACTAGCGGCACGATGAATAGCCTAGTCCAATTTGACGTAGTAACACAGACAGCCGACTACACAGCCACGACAAATGACAATTATCAAGAAATCATTTTAATGAATAAAGCCACGGCTGTAGCTTTTAAAATTCCAACAGATGCTACGACTAATTTCCCCATTGGTACGGTGCTAACGGTGCTATCGATCGGTGTAGGCCTTACTACAATTTCAGCCGTAACCCCTGGTACTACTACGGTGCTGAGCGCCGGTGCAGTAGCAGCTAGCCCAACTCTTGCGCAGTACAAATCCGCTGCCTGTATAAAAACAGCTGCAAATGCCTGGTACGTCGTGGGTGCAATAGCATAATGATCGCCAATGTAATTACAGGATTACTAGCCCCGACAACACCTTTAACAGTAACAGGCGGAACGCTGTTTACATCAGGCGGTTTCAATTACCGCTTATTTACAGGTAACGGCACTTTAGGTGTTAGCAATGGCACTTTATCCTGCGATATTTTGATGATTGCAGGTGGCGGTGGCGGTGGAGATTTCTACGGCGGCGGTGGTGGTGCTGGTGGACTTGCTTATTATGGTTCATCATCTTTGACTTCTCAAAATTACACGATCGTTATTGGTGGTGGCGGTGCAGGTGCAGTATCAGGAACATTTGCTAGAGGAAGTCTTGGTATAGATACAACTTTTACGGGACAAACTGCTGCTGTTGGCGGCGGTGCTGGTGGCGGTGGCAATGCTGGGCAACGAACAGGATCAAATGGCGGTTCGGGCGGCGGCGGTGGTGGTGCAAATTCTGACGCTGGTGGAACAGGAACTGCCGGTCAAGGAACAAACGGTGGCTCTGCTGGGGCAAGTGGCGCTGGTGGCGGTGGTGCTGGTGTTGCAGGTACTAACGGCGATCCTTCTAACGGCACAGGTGGTAATGGAGTAGACACTTATTCTTCTTGGGCCACAGCAACTTCAACTGGCGTTAGCGGATTTTATGCAGGTGGTGGCGGTGGCTTTGGTCTTACTGGAAATGCTGCTGGCGGTTCAGGTGGTGGCGGTACTGGTAACAGCACAACGGGAACAGTAAATACAGGTTCAGGTGGCGGAGCGCAACGCGCTGGTGGTTCAGGTATCGTAATTGTGAGGTATGCAGTATGAGTCATTGGGCAGAATTAGATAATGATAATAAAGTAATTCGCGTTACCGTTGGAGATAACAACGATCCTAACGGCGATGAAGGTTACCAATGGTTAATAGATAACCTCGGTGGTAATTGGGTTAAGACTTCTTATAATGGCAATATTCGTTATAACTATGCTGGAATAGGTTACACATACGATTTAGAGGCAGATGCTTTTATAGCGCCAAAACCAACTTGCGGGCACAGCGAGCTATTTTTAAATGATAAATATTTATGGAACTGCGAGCGCTGTAATTTAATTATTGAGGAATTATCCAATGCTGACTAGCTATAACGGGTGGCCTGCCAGTAAAGACCAGGCAGAGATTAAGGTAAAGCCCTACCCGGTAGAAGGCACTAACCTAAAAATTAGATGCGCTAAGCATGCAGGTGAATTATTAGCCGCATTTGCCGCTGAGTTTCATGAGCTGATTGAGCCAATCGATGAAGGCAAGTTAGACGACTGGGCCTACGCTTTTAGGATGGTGCGCGGCACGACCGACAAACTTAGCTGCCACAGCTCAGGTACAGCCATC